AAAATTTTTTTGTCCCAAAAGTTAATTATAGTGTTTTCGCTCGGGGTAAGACTGTCCTTAGGACAAAGTCTTCACCGTAGCGTGTCCCAGAAGTGGCAGGTAATAATAACGATAAATCGATGTGCCACTTCTGTACGGTTAACAATATGGAAACATTGCTTATGTTCCATTTTCCGCGAATATTTTTTTTGACACGCCCTACCCGGGCGCGCGAAAAAAATATTAGCCTCAAATTACTCGTGGTGGTCTTCGGCTATCGCCTCCGACGTCAGGGGCTAACGCGCTGATACCTGAATATGTCGTTGTCTAAGTCATGATAAATCATGGTCTGGATGAGTCATGACAACTCAGTATGAATAATAATAACAGGAGGAAAGTATTGATAAATCATGAGTCATGATTAGTCAATCTTGACATCAAAAGATGTTAAGATTGTTAAAATCGATGTTTTTGAAGAATTTTGTCGATATATAGTCGACGATTTTAGTGAAAAATGCTAATTTTGAGCATATTTTATGGTGAGCGATTTTATCGAGAGTCAGTATATTTGACATCCCATTGATATTCAGCTTTAAGATCTACAAGACCGGAGTTATCACCGTTAATATATGCAATGAGAATGCAATAGAGATTCTTATTCTTAGTAGAATAACCCGAAGATGTTGCTTGATATTGGAAAGGAAAACCTGTACCAATAGGAGCGTAAGAGTTAATTAATTTAGAATTAGGAATAGAAGTACCTGCATTACCTACATCAACCCTTCCGTATTCATCAGATAAAAGAGTGCAACGATCATGATCAACTCGTCCAAAGAAAGGGATGGGAGTGTTTTCTACAAAGATATCACCAACACCTAACCTAGCAGTTGCAAAAATATCAGAACCAGCACCTTGATCATTTTCATGTCTAATCCACATTAGGCGATATTGAACAGACTGTAGTAAAGCACCACCACCGACAATAGCAGGATTTGTACGAAGAGACATACATAAATGAACCGATTTTACAAAAATATCAGTAGCTAACCGTGCAGATTCACCGGTTCCAATTGGGATATTCCCAAGAACATTTAGTGTATAAACTATTGCACCATTAATATCGGTATTACCGAGAGCAGAGACTTTCCATTTATCGACTTCGTGTTTACGAACCGAATCACGGATTGTTTTAGTTATCAATTTTTTTGAAACTGGAGGGGCTCGAGTACCAGGTCTAGCGCCTGATCCAACACCGAACCTACTACCTCCAATAAAAGGAACATGCTTAGGTAAAGTAGCATCTAAATACCATTTGGATTTAAATTTACGATTGTTAGCCTTAGCATTATAAGATTGATGATTTGTTCCTACCATTTGTTTTATAATTAGAAAACAAAATAAAAATTTATTTTTAAATAAATTTTAAGTAGTCCTTATCGGACATATTAAATTGTATTATGGTTTTTATTCTTCTCGTTAACTGGGCTAAATCTTCATCTGTACGATTAAGATACACATCTAATGGATGATAAGGACACGTTATAAATATTTTAGTAGCGCAAAATTGACGCATACCACCTTTTACCTCAACTTTAAAAGGGTATCTATCTAATAGTTTTAGTAATTCATGGAATTTACAGAAATCCGCTCGAAAATCATCTATAAGAACAACATCGTGACGATCATAACCATCCCACCATTTGTAGGATTGAGGCACGAATGTATGAGGGTAATGTGAATGCACAGACCTAGTTTTACCAACACCAGTTGGACCATATATCCAAGTTACCTCAACAGGTGTGTCGAGGGGACGAGATAGTTCTTTCAAACCATAATATTTTTCTATAAATCGAGGATAACGTGCGGCAATGTCCGGCATAATTTCATAAAGTTTAGCTATCGTTATACCTTTACGGATCTCACTCATAGCAATGTCTAAATCAGAACGTTTACCCTGTTGTTTAACAGAGGGTTCGCCATATTCAAAGAAATGGTCGGGATCTTGTTTTTTACAATAAGTCTGATTATGTTGAGCCGTAGCAAATTTAGATCGTACCTCAAGATGAGCACGTTTACATAAATGTTTAATAAAGTGCGACACACGAACTTTCTTGTGGAATTCCACATACCCCTGTAAATGAGGAGTTCCAGTGGTCGGTGCAATCTCGTGACCATATATTAAGTATAGAACTTGACTATCTTCTTTTGAGACTCCAAGCTGGATACCATCTTCATCTTCGTCGGTATAATTGTTAATTGTAAATATGTAATATTTCGACGAACCGCTAAACAGTGGTTTTTCACCGGTAGAGATTTTTTCAAAATCGTTTTTAATTTTTTTAATATTATCATTCATTTTTTAATATTAGTTTAGAAAAAATTTTTTTGTCCCAAAAGTTAATTATAGTGTTTTCGCTCGGGGTAAGACTGTCCTTAGGACAAAGTCTTCACCGTAGCGTGTCCCAGAAGTGGCAGGTAATAATAACGATAAATCGAT